GCGGCTTGAGCGTTTAGCGCGGTAACCGATAGACAGACCCGAGACGGCACCCTCGCGGACAAGACGGATGATACGGTCAGCGCGGGCATTGCCGCCCATCAAACGACCCGAAACAAACAGCCCCGCCGCGTCTTCAAAGATACGGTCCCATACGCCTATGGGCTCTGCGGTTTCATGGCCGAAGAGCATAGGCAAATGGCCAGATAGTCCGAGAAGGCTAGCCGCAAAGGCTCCGCGCTGCACGACATCGCCCGATAAATCTGGCTGTCCGAAAAGGCTGGCATAGCCCGAAATGCGTAAATCTGAATTAATTAATTCCATCTTATGGCCGCCCTGTATCTTGCGCATTTAAGCGGCGTTCGATGCGGTTTAGGGATTGCTGCGCCCCAATCATTTGCTCCTCTAGCCGCACAAGGCGTTCGGTTATGGGCAAATCATGCGCGGCAACAATTTCAAGAGAGGCCAATCGCGCCTCTGCTGCGCCGGCCCATAAAAGCGCGCCTGCGGTTTGCACAAGAACCGCGAAGATCAGTCCAAAGGTTATAGTGCGGTCGATAGGGGGTGTTTTATCGCTCATGCGCCTGCCTCCAATCCTGCGAGATGACGGCGCTCTTCGTCAGATAGGAAGGCCGCCTCGCTGAGACGTTTCCACAAGGCCGTACGTTCCTCAGCGAGGGCTGGCACAGAATCCAAATCAGTTATGATGCGTAAATCATCACCAAAGAAGGGCTGTAACCACCCTTCCAAACTGCGCGATGTTTTCGTCACCAGCGGCACAATGGTTTGACGCCAAAAGGCTTGATTGGCCTGTTTGTAATTTGCGTAACTATTATCGCCCGGAATACCGAGCAGCATGGGCGGCCAGCGCAATTTCCCGCGCGGCCTCTCTGCGCGCCTTGATGAAATCCATATCATTTGGGGTCAGGCTCATGGCTTTCCAATCCAGCCCGCCCTCCAGCACCATGGGCCGTCCTGCATGACGTGCCCCGCTATGTTGGCCTTCAAGCTCAGATTTAAGACGGTCAAAGGCCTCATCAGACAGACGCTCTGCGCCGTCCGTGCCGCGGTAAATAAGCGCCCCGCTCGGCCGCGCGGAATTATCCAGCAGTGCCTTGGCCCAGCGCCCGCCTTCATTGTGAATATCCACGGCCTGCGCCGCCGCCTCTAAAGGCGAAAAACCATAGCCGTCAGAGGCGGGATGAAAGAGGCGCATATGATGGACAGCAGAGCGGCCCGTCGCGGCGTCGCGTGAAAAACGGCGCTTATATCCGCCGGCTTCATATTCATATCCACTCGGCCACCCTGCGCGGTCGGTTATAACGCTCATTCGGTCGGGGCGGAGTGTGTAAAGCGCACGCGGAATGCCATCGACAAGCGCCGCCTCAAAATAAGCATTACCGCCAAGCTGTAGATAGCCGTAAAAGCTCTCCAGAACTTCCGCCGCGCTGTTCATAGGATTGCCGCGAGAGAGGAATTGCGCCGCAGGATCACCCGCTTCGCAAGTCTCTCCGCGCCGAACGCAGAGCGGCACCGAGGCGGCGGCTTCTGCAATCATACGCACGCAACGATAGACAATGGCGTTCTTTTGAAATCCCTCGCGCACCAATGCGCTATAATCGCGCGAGCTCCATGTGGCGCGGGCGGAGAGTTGCAAGGCGACGAGCGGCTGTTGCCCAGATTTCACCTCGGGCACAGCACGAAGCGCATCAGTCATAGGAGCAAGACCAAAGGCCCCGCGAAACAGGTTTTTCATAAATAAAAATGTCCGAAAATAAGCCGCCATCACATGAGCAGAGCGGCGGGATGTTTTTAATAACACGATGGTTATAGCACAGCCCATAGACACCAAGGAAACATCTCTTAATTTTTTCGCTAAGAGCTTGAAATTATTATAGGACTATATTCCTATTTGTGAGGATAGAGTTTGCTTTGGGGGCTTCTTTAGGAATCAGAAAATCGTAGGTCGGCTTGAGATGTCGTTTTATTCTTCGTACCAAATGTCGGATGTCGTCTACGTCTTCAAAAGAAGAAAACGCAAACTCCAGCCGACCTACAATGCACTCTCAATCTTTGCCGTTCTAGCGCTTGCTAAGACAAGCGCAGACGCGACGCGATGGCGGCCTTAATGCCTTTGGCGAGTATTAATGTGATGTTGATTGGGCGTTTTGGACTAAGCCGCGCTTAGCCCCCACTCGCGGTCTTCCGTCTGCGCCTTAAACCGCAACTGGCCCCGCATTTCACTTGGAGTCTCCGACAGCGTCCATTTCATAATCGTTGTTAGGATTTCGCTTTTATTCGCAAGACTGTCTAAGTTTTTGCGCAAGGATTTGACGCTGCTGTCAAAAATAACAGATGTCGCAAATCTATCTATCTCGGCGCGGTTTTCTGTCATCCAATCAGCGGCAAAACTATCCGTCAGCCTTATGTTAGGCGCAAATATATCGCGTAAATTAAGCGCGGCATGTTCGAACATTATAAGTTCGGCACGTTTATCCATCTTATTTGACGCCACCATTACGGCCAATAGCGTCATAATATCAGTCCAGTTTTGCGCGCGCATGTTAGTCTCCTCATGTCATTTTCGCGCTGCTCACCTATACCGTTCACTCCCACGAAAAGCGGTCTGGGCTCACAGCGCGTAAATCCTATATGAAGGATGGCGGCTGAATAGGTTCTGTAAAAAGGAGACGGATTCCGTTAAATAGGATTCATCATGAATATTAAGTAAACCCCGAAAAGGGTTATTAGCCCCACCCGAAATCGCCAGCGATTTCGGCGACTTCGTTGCAATCGATTATTAATTGATTGCGGGCACTACGCCGCGCTAAACAAACTCTGCGGCTTGGTGCGGTCGCCTAATAAATTACGCGCTAGGCCGTAATTCTTTTTCAGCGCTTTACGCATTTTGTCGTCGCCAAGCATAGAGGCGATTGTGATAGCGGCGCGGTAAGCATCTACGGCATTTTCGAGCGCAACTGTGTCATGCTGTGCGCGGCCGAGCTTTAAGAGTGTATCAGCGAGAGCTTGTTGCACCTCTGCGGTTTCGCGGGGCGCCGTATCAACGGAGTAAAGCTCATTAGCCGAGCGAAGCGCTTTAACGGCTTGGATAAGCGGCGCTGTGTCACCCGTCTGAGATGCAAGCATAACCATTTGTGACGCCAGCTCTCGATTGAGCCTGGCGAGTTCATTATTGGTCTTTTTGAGATTACGTTTCAAATTTAAGGCTGTTGGTTTCATCTTAGTTCGCTCCCACACGATTAAGGCCATAACGTGACAGTTTACAGTTAATGTCAGGTTAAAGAGCCGCGATGATACGCTCAGCCGCGCGGTGGAAATCGGACGATGCCTGTACGCGCAATAATGGAAGACCCGCCGCTTTGAACAGGCCGTCTTTCAATTCATCTGCCGCCAAGGCCGCTTTATTATGACTAGACCCGTCAAGTTCTATGGCCGCCTTTGGGATGCCGTTACGATCCGTAATGAGGTAATCGACGTGACGCGATTTCACCCGCCCGCGTAAATGCCAATGCGCCTGCCCCTTAATGCTGCGCTTTACGCGGATAACATCTTCCAGCCGTGTTTTACCATGAAGGTGATAGCCCGCAGGGAGGTGTCGATGCAGGATTTGGAAAAAAGCTGTTTCTGAGCGATTGACAAAAAGGCTGTCGGCCATCTCAAAAGCCGCGTAAACCCGCGCATCGGAGGGCGCGGTTTTGGGCGGCACAAAGTCTTTATCCCGAAAGGCCAAACGGCACAGCCACGCGATAATCCCGATTATAATGATCCATTCAACCATAGCGTCACAATAGAACAATTAGCGAACATTACAACTGCCGAATACGGGGCATAGCACGAGATTTTAGCAGTAACTCACTCACCGCCCAAACAAGAGCATCGGCGCGGTCCGGGCTTTTGCGCAAGGCTTCTGTGCCCATAGCGGCAAGCTCATCTTCAAGCTCTGTGAAGCGTCCGCAATGCATCACGCGGCCTTGCTCATAAAGGGCGGCGACGGGTTCTGCGCGGGCGACCTTGCTTCGGCTGGCATGGACAGTGCGGATAGGGATATGCGGGTCGAACATGCGCAAGACGGAGCTGACCATTTCCCCGCCTTGATTAACCTCGGCCAAGACGTAATCCACCTCCCAACCTTGGGCGAGTTTAATCGCGGCTTTAGCCCAGCCCTCAGGAGAGCGGCCCTGCACGCTGCCGTCATGGAGGATGTAAGCTTTCGCCGCGCGGCCTGTGCCCGACACGCCCGCCACGACAAGCCCGCAGGCATCAGAGCGCGTGCCAGACGTTACAGGTGGATCAATGGCGAGAATGATTTTGGACATCTCTGGGGCCTTGGGCGTGAAAGCGCGTTCCAACATATCGCGCGTCCAGAGCGCCCCTGGCAAGTCTTCGATAAATTCACCGCTAAGCTCCTGCCGCCCCAGCCGCGTCCCGCCATAGGCCTCATCCATGGCGGACATAAAGGTCGGCGCAAGATAGTCAGCATTATCCATCGTGCGGCCCTGCGTCATCAAAAGACCCGATGCTTTCATCAAGGTTTTTAGCGCAGTTATAGGCTTTGGCGTCGTAGTTATAACGAGGCGCGGATCATCGCCGAGACGTAGCGCGAGACGCAAATTTGACAATGTCTCATCTGGATAGCTCCAAGCGCAAAACTCATCTGCCCAAGCGGCATCAAATTGCGGCCCGCGCAGACCGTCAGGATCTTCGGCGGTATAGACATGCCCGACCGCGCCATTAGGCCATTCGAGGCGGCGGCGCGAAGCGATAAACTTCGGACGCTCGGCCTTATAGCCAATATTACAAAGCCCGCTCTCACCCTCGAGCATTACTTCGCGGGCATCGTTAAAGGTCGGCGCAACAAGGGCGATACGCGTTTTACCGTGACTGGCCACTTGCTCCCTCACCCATTCTGCGCCTGTGCGGGTCTTGCCACTGCCGCGCCCGCCCATGAGCAGCCAAATGAGCCAATCTTCACGGCCTGGGATTTGATGGTCCTGCGCATGAAATTCCCAGAGCTGTTCCAGATGCCCGAGCTTAGTGCTGGGTTTTAGGCTGTCCTGAAATTCTCGGGGCGTCCAAGGTTTTGTGTTTAAGCCGGCGCGCATCGAAGAGAGTGAGAAAGTACTGCTTGAGCCGCTCTCGCTCTTCGGGGTTGAGCGGGGGGAGGTCTTCATATCGGGTATAGCTTTGCTCTCGAGTTTTGGCGGCCATATGGGCGTTATAGGCATCAACATGGCCAAGCGCTTTTAGCAGAGCGCATAAAACGCGGGCCGTGTTCTCAAGCCGCATAAGCTCGAGACTCTGAACCTCATCCGCCGTTAAATCATCAATGTCAGCAAGCAGGCGTTGGCCTGCTTGAAGAAGGGGGTGGTTGGAAAAACTACTCATGGCGTATCTTACCCCCGCCCCGCCAACCCACGCATAGAGTTTGTTAAATCAACGGCCTGCCGCAGTTCCGTAGTGTTTTACTAGTCGCATTAATCCCATTGTCAGCAGCGTCAAACCGCTCCCTGAGGCCCAATTTTCTGCGCGTTCGACCTGATCTAGTTGATGGTCATGACAGCAAACGGCTATAACAGCCTTATCGAGGCCCTCACCCATTGCCGCCTTTGCCGCCGTTAAACGCGCCGCCGCATCTAGCCTCTTTATCTGCGCGTCCTCAACGCTGCCATCATATCCCGTTTTATCTGCGCCCGCGCTCTCATAGTTTTGGGTGCCAACATAGCCTTGCCCTGAGCGGGCATAGTCTTTGGCCAGGCGGCGGCCTGCCTCTTGCTGCGCAGAGGTTAAGAGCGGCTCTCCGCTGCGATCCGTTGTGACACAGAGGCGCTCAAGCGCATTCAT